ATGGAACCGAGAGGCAGCGACCTCGGCGATTTCAGCGAGCCGTACCGCGGCTTCGAGATCGAGGTGAAGACCGAGCAGGTCTGGGACGGCGAGCATGCGCATTACCGCGTGCTGCAGGGCGATGCCGTGCGGATCGACTGGCGGCTCGTCAAGGTGGACGGGATCCTGCTGACCGAACGACGCGTGATCGAGCGCGTGCTGGACGAGGCGCGGCGGGCGGTCGATGCGGAGCTGGGCGAGGGGTAGCGTGCATGCCGGGCAGGCCTGCACGCTGTTGCGGTAAAATACCGGGTTGTTTCCGCGCCGCTTGGCCTGTTGCCCGAAATCCATGTCCGTACCGTCCTCGCTTCCTCCCCGCCGCGTATCCGTCGCGCCCATGCTCGACTGGACCGACCGTCATTGCCGTTCGTTCCACCGGACGCTGACGCGCGATACGTGGCTGTATACGGAGATGATCACGACGGGCGCGCTGTTGTTCGGCGATGCCCAGCGGCATCTTGCGTTCACGCCGAACGAATCGCCGGTCGCGCTGCAGTTGGGCGGCAGCGAGCGCGACGATCTGGCGCGCGCGGCGAAGCTCGGCGAGCAGTGGGGCTACGACGAAATCAACCTGAATTGCGGATGTCCGTCCGAGCGTGTGCAGCGCGGCGCGTTCGGCGCGTGCCTGATGAACGAGCCGCAGCTCGTCGCGGACTGCGTGAAGGCGATGCGCGATGCGGTGTCGGTGCCGGTTACGGTCAAGCACCGGATCGGTGTCGACGCGGTCGAGGACTACGCATTCGTGCGCGACTTCGTCGGCACGGTGGCCGAGGCTGGCTGCGAAACGTTCGTCGTGCATGCACGCAATGCGATCCTGAAAGGGTTGTCGCCGAAAGAGAACCGCGAGATCCCGCCGCTCAAGTACGACTATGCGTATCGGTTGAAGCGCGATTTTCCTTCGCTCGAGATCGTCATCAACGGCGGCATCACGACGCTCGACGAGGTTGCGCAGCATCTCGAGCATGTCGACGGCGTGATGCTCGGCCGCGAGGCGTATCACAACCCGTACGTGCTCGCGGAGGTCGATGCACGCTTCTACGGATCGACGGCAGCGACGCCGACGCGCGAAGAGGCGGAGGCGAAGCTGATCGAATACTGCGCGGCCGAACTGAAGCGCGGCACCTACCTCGGCGCGATCGTGCGGCATGCGCTCGGACTGTATCGCGGCATGCCCGGTGCACGTGGCTGGCGTCGTGTGCTGTCGGACAACAAGAAGCTCGCACGCGGCGATCTGGCCGTGTTCGACGAGGCGCGCGCGCATCTGAACGAGGCCGAAGAAGTTTTTGAAAAAAAAGCTTTGCAAGATTCAAAAGTGTTCGTATAATCTTGTTCTTCGCTGCTGAAACACAAAAGCAGCGAAAAAAAAGCAGTAACAGTGGTGGCTGTAGCTCAGTTGGTAGAGTCCAGGATTGTGATTCCTGTCGTCGTGGGTTCGAGTCCCATCAGCCACCCCAAAGAATTCTGAGCAGTATCAAGCAGTTAGAAACGGCACTGAGATTTTATCCAGTGCCGTTTTTGTTTTGGAATTCCACAAAATGGAATTTAAAGCGCCTTCCGCTTCACGATTTTGTTTCGATCGTAGACTCGCGCGGTAGTCGCAGGATTCGCGTGAAGGTCCGGCAATGCGCCGCTCTCGCGCTTGAATTGCGTCGCGTAGTATGCGCGCAGGTCATGGAAGGTGAATCGGCTGGCAATGACCTTCGCCTCGATCGCCTCGTTCATCAACTTCCCCCAGAACCCTTTGAAGCCGTCGCGCGTGTAGTGCGTGCCGAACTTCGTCGTGAAGACGTAGAGGCATTCCTTATCGCCGCGCACGGCCTCCAGTCGATCGAGCAGTTCGGCAAGCGGCGGCGTGATTTCGATCTGCTCGATGACTTCGCCGCGCTTCTTGCCGCGCTGCTTCGCGCGTTTGATCCTAATGTGGCCGGCCGCGCGGTCGACCTGCGGCCACGACAGGTCGAGGAATTCGACCTTCCGATTACCTGCGAGCGCGGCATACTCCGCGGCCATCCCCATCATCGCGCGCTGGCCGCCTTGGGCCGCAAGCCATCCAGTGAACGCCCGCAGATCGTCCGGATCAGCGGTTTCCGTGCGAGGTTGCTCCTCGTTGCGGCGAACCTCTCGGCAAGGGTTCGTCTTTGCCTGTCCGAACTCGATCGCGAGGCCGATCAGATTCGAGAGCAGGGCGATCTCGCGATTCGCACGCACGGGTGCGTCCTTCCGTTCCTTCCTCAGATAGCGAGCAACGTCTGGAGCCTCGATGTCGGACGCGCGGGCATCCTTGAACCGCATGAGTAGCGGCCCGGCGCACTGCTCATAGTCCTTCCGCGTGTCCGGCGCGTAGCGCTTCCAGCGGTCCGTTTCCTTGAACTCTTCCCAGAGTTTCCCGATCGTGCCCGTGTCGCCGGCCGCGCCGATGATGTCGAGCACCTTGCGCACGGCCGCGACCTTGTCCATGCCGAGGCTGATCGGCTTGGCGCCGACCGGGTGGTAACGGTAGCTGATCCCCTTCTTCCTAGGGATCGCCTCCATGCGCGGCAGCAGTCCGTCGCGCAGGATGTTCTTCTTCCGTTTCATGCTGTTTGCCAGTTGATAGTCGATTTGCGCTGCGGCGCTTCATCGCGGCGGTTCACTTGTTCCCATGTCAAAAGGGGATGGCCGTCTGCCTTCCGCGGCGCGTCAATGCCGAGCGCCTTCTTGATCCAGCGCGCTTGTGCTGCCCCTTGCTTGAGGCCGCCCGTCAGCTCGACGAGCTCGTCGTTCGTCACGATGCTCATTTTCCCCTCGTAGCCATAGCAAGCTCGACGCGGCGGCTGATCTCGCGATCGTAGCCGGCGAGCGTGGATTTCAGGTTAGGTGCGAGACGCGGACCTGCGGACGGCGTATCGAGCGGCGCGCGCGGTGCAGCGATCGGTGTCAGCTCGTACGCCGTGTCCGTCGTGACGCGCCGATCGATCCGGATGCGGCCGGCGTAGAACAGCGTATCGAGGAAGCACTGCACGAAGGCCGTCGACGTCTGGAGTTCAGTCGCGATCTGCCGCGCGGTGTGCGTGCCCTTCGCGAGGACGCCGACCACGGCTGCGCTGTTGATGCGGCGGCTGCTCACGATGCGTCTCCTGCGCGGGCCACTTCGAAGAGATCGCCGATCGCCTTGCGCGCGCGGCGCGTGGCTGCCGCATTGGCCCGGTGGTGTTCGGCGTCGTAGGCGAGATGGCAGCGCTGGCACAATGCCTTCAGGTTATCGTCGTCGCAGTGCTCGGGCACGTGGTCGAGGTGCGCGATCGTGAGCACGATCTTTGTCCACCGGTTGCCGCAGTACTCGGATGCCTTGCAGTAGCCAAGCAGCCGGCCGTCATCGGCCGCATAGACCTCGCCGTCGCCCTCGAAGCGCTGGAACGTGCCGGCGTCCTTGTCGATGCCGCGCACGATCGTGTCGCCGTTCGCGACGCGGCACTGCTCGCAGCGGTTGCCGGCCCGCGCGAGGATGCGCGCGCGGATCTCTGGCCAGTTGCGCGGGTAGCGGCCGCGGTTCTCAGGCTTGATCGGCATGGCCTTCTCCTGCGCGGGCTCGAATCTCTTTCTCGAATACGGATGCCTCACGTGTGGAACAAAACACGACGAGCACGGACATGTCGCTATCGCGCTCAACCTTGCGGGGCTTCACCTCGTCTCGCGGCTCCGGCTGCTGGGTGGCGAGGATGGCGAGGATGGCGAGCGCTTCGTCGATCAGTTTCGGCGTGTCGTGCGCAGGATCGGGACAATCGGCGTCCGGCATCCGAATGAAGCCAAGCTCGATACCATTCGCGATGAAATGCTTGGCGGCATGGAGACCGAGGCGAACTTTCTCGTATTCGATCTCCGTCAGCCCCTGCCGAGTGGCGACCTGCGCGGGCGGGGCGGTGTAGAGCTTCGTGCCGTGCTTGATCGTTCGATCGAAAATCTTCACGTCCCAGTGGTCACGGCCAGCGAACCGCTCACGCACAATCTCTGCGGCCGGTTCCGCCTCTTGCCCCGCTGCCGCTGCTGGCTGCGATGTTCCGCGCTGCCACGGCCAACGATTGCACATCTCGTCGGCAGCGCGATCTTCTGCCAATGATTCCAGCAAACGTGCAGCAGCCTCCATGTTGTCGGCCATCTCGACGTACTCATCGGAGTGGCGCAACGTTGCGGCGTCGTCGCCAAGACAGGCGACTACCTGTTCAAGCTCGCTGGGCTCGTCTGCCGGCGCTGCTCCGAAATGCTTTACCTTGATGCGCTGAAGTACCGCGATGGTCTGGTCGACCGCTGCACCATTTGCGAACGACACGTATGCAAGCGTCTTGTCGGCCGGCGCGCGCGCTCCCTCCGGAAACACATCGCCGGTGTCGAGCCCGATCTCGCGCGGTTCGGGCAGCTCCATGAAGATGAGGCCCGGCTCTTGCAGTTCCGGGTTGAAGCAATCGGCGATAGAAACCACGCCATGTCCCATGCGTGCGCACGTCACGTCTACCGGCGCTGCCGCTGCATCTGCGGAGGGGGTGTGGGACCGGTCAAAATACTCAATAAGGTGGGTGAGAATTCCATGCGCAGGACTTGCCGACTGTATCCAACGCAATGCGTGCATGACGTTTTGGCGGGCATAACTTCTCACAAATACGTCGCTCGGCTCAGTTTTATTTTCTGGTGGCACCCCTCCCGCCACCTCAGTGCGAGGGGAGCGGTAAAGTTTCTCGGCCTCATTTACCAGATTCAAGGCGCGCTCTTTCATCCAGTACGCGTCGTGCTCGTAGCTCGGATCGCCGCGGTACCAGCAATCGATAGCCGAAATTTCGGTTCTGAGCCAGTCAAATGCGGTCCAATCTTCCGCCCCATTGCCCGTGCCTTCGAGCGGAGCGGAGGGTGCGGGCTGTGTAGTCGCGTACTGCGGGTCGCGGAGCATTGCGCCGAGCCATGCCTGCACGTTTTCCTCGGTGACCGTCTCGCGTTCGCACTTGTCGATCAGGTAGCAGGCGAAGTTTTCTGCATCGGCCGGCGCTCCTTCGTGCTGCGCGTTGGAAGCTGCGCGTTTCGATAGGGCGCGGTTGCATACGCACTCTTGGCCTAGGGGGACAGGCAATTCGCAATATTGGCACGTCCATGTCGTAGGCGGCGCTGCTTCGTGCTGCTCGACAGGCGTCACGAGCAATGTGCGAATCTGCTTCTGCGCATGCAGCACACACTTCAGCGCCTCGCCGGTGCTACTTCCTACAAAGCGCTCGATGGCTTCCTCCATCGCTTCTTCGTTGGCGCTCAGGATGTACAGGTGGTCCGTCAGCGCATCAGCGCTCTTGTCGGTGGTCTTCATAGTGGTCCTCAGGTGGTATCGTCATCGTTTGAGAAGGGTGAATGCTGTTGCAGCCACTCGTGGTACCTGTCCGTTTCCAAGGGCTTTAATGCGGTGTGCCCGATGGGCCATCCCATCAACCACTCGACCCATTCCGGGTTCAGCTGGCCACCGTCCGAAGCCATAACCGCGTGGTCGATCCGGTCGTTCGAACGATCCTTCCCGCTCTTGCGCTTCAGCGCCGCCGGCGACGATCCTTTGCTCGCGCTCGCGCACGGCGTCGGCCACATTCCCTTGCGAGCCATCATCGCCAGCGTCGGGCGTTCCGCAGCTCCGGCACTCGGGCTCCTGTTGACGCGCCCGCTGCCGGAGTCGATCGCACATGGCGTCGGATACAACTTCACTTGCGCGCTCAGCTTCGGTTCTCCTCGACTGTTCCATTTGCCAGACGTCCGCTTGATCGCGTCGTCCGCCACCGGCGTCTGCCAGAGCTTGGCGGCGCTCGAAAGCCCCCAACCTGAACTCGCGCTCGCGCCAGGCATGTTGTGATTCCCGTGAACGGTGGGCGTCGGCCACATAACCTCGGATCCAGATACGTTCCCGTAGATGAGGGGCATCTGTATCGGCCGCAGATAGCACTCCCCATTCCGCATCGAACCCCATCGCGGCCAAGTCTCCGAGAACTCGTCCGAGTCCCCGAGAAGTGAGCATTGGGCTGTTTTCCACTTCGACTCCGAGGGGCTGTACTTCGCGAATGATCCGAGCCATTTCGGTCCAGAGCCCGCTTCGTTCGCCGTCGAGCCCGTCGCCGGTGCCTGCTGCGCTGACGTCCTGGCATGGAAACCCGCCAGCCACGATGTCAACAATTCCCCGCCAAGGTCTGCCGTCAAAGGTTCGAACGTCATCCCAAATCGGGAACGCAGGAAAGGTGCCGTCGTTTTGCCGAGCGACAAGGACGGCTTGGGCGTAGGGATCAAATTCAACGGCGCATACGCATCGGTTTCCCCGCAGCTGACCTGCAAGGATTCCTCCGCCAGCGCCCGCGAAAAGATGAAGCTCATTCATCGCATCCTCTGTTAAGTGGTCAGCCTCAATTGGCGGACGCTCGGCTCGCATAAGGCAGCGTTTAGCATGAAAGCGCCGGGAGTCGAGTCGGTGCTATGACGGGGCCCATCCGTCATCCGAGCGCCCACCGATTAGGCCGGGTTGCCGCGCGACGGATGCCGCGCGGCTCGTGGGTCACTGTTCCTGCGTGTCGCGCGCGAGGTCGGATCCGGCGAACGGATCGGGATCGTCGTCGTCCTGCGCATCGCCGAACAATCCCGGGTCGACGTAGTCTTCCGGCGGCGTCAACGTGATGCCGATCTCCTGCTGCACGCGGCGCGCGATCTTGCCGTGGTCCTCGTCGTCCTTCGGGTGCGCGGTGATCTTGAAGTGCACGCCCACCGATCCGCCTTCCTGCGTCGTGAACCGGATGTCCTTCAGGCCGCACTCGGCGAGCAGCACATCCTCGGCGCCCGTCGCGCCGATGTGGAAGCGCAGCAGGTAGCCCTCGTAGTTCCGGTCCCACACGAGGTTGCGCATAAACGGGAAGCGCAGCTCGGTCAGGCCGTCATGCTCCATTTCGAGCTCGCCCGGCTTCGGCAGCGGGCGGCGGTAGAGCATGCCGCGCAGTGACGGGTCGAACATGTCGAGCAGGTCGCCGCCGCCGACCAGATACATGCCGACCGAGATTGCGGGGACGCGCTCGGCGCCGTGCTTCTCGCTGACGTTCGTGCAGCTGACGATCTTCGCGAGGGTGTCTTCGACTTTGAACATGCAGTGCTCCTGGTGGTGAGGGGAGGGTTACGCGCCAAGCAGCGTTTCGCGGCGGCGGTTGTACGCTTCGGTAAGGCGCCCGAGGACGTCGGCCGGGTAGTCGCGGAACTCGTCGATGCGCACATCGAGCGTGTCGACGTCTGTGCATTCTTCGAGGCGCGCGAGCGCGGCCGCTTCATCGTCGCTCGGGCCGTCGGCCGGCTGCTGGTCGGCCGGCTTTCGCGTTGCCGCGGCGCGCAGCTCGCGCGCGCGCGCGTTGTACGCGTCCTGCGCGGCCTGTGCCTGATCGCCCGGCGGCAGCTTCATCGCGAGCACCTTCGCGGCGTTCATGCCGTTGCGGTCGGTGGCAGCCGCGATCGCCTTCAGCACGTCGTCGAGGCGCACGACTTCGAGCGGCAGCACCGTGTGCAGTGCCTTCTTGCCTTTCGTCGCAGTGAGCGAGAGCGAGATCTCGCGCTCGATGTGGCTCAGGTGGCTGATGCGGATGCCGCCCACGACCATGCCGCCGAAGCGTACCGCTTGGTCGTTGTAGAGCGTCATCGACTTGCCGGCCCAGTTTCGGCCGTCCTCGCCCCACGCGAAGATAAGCAGCTTGCGCATGGTCTTGCACGGCTTGTACGGGCGACCCTCGTCGTTCTCGTAGTGCAGGATTACGGGCTGATCCTCGCTACCCATGCGCACGTCGGTGACGGTGATGGTCAGGTCGCCAGCGAGCAGTTGCTCCGCGTTCAGCTGGTCGGATTTCGGCACGATGGTGCCGCGGAGGTCGGTGATGTCAGACATATGCGATCTCGATCTCTTGGGAGGTGAAGGCGTAAGGGGGCAGGTCAATCTGCGTGGTCTTGTTCGAGTAGCCGGGCCAGCGCTTCAGGCGCACGCATTCCTCGTACAGGTCGAGCAGCCGGCGGCATTCCATGAACCCTTCTTCGCGGCTCGCCGGCCCGAGCGTGTATGACGCGGCCGCATACGGCCATTCGGTCTCGACAGCCACAAAGACGAATTCCTCGACGGTGACGCCGGCTGCCGCGCTGTAGCCTGCCGAGTAAAACGTGTCTTGCACGTGGTAGCGCTTGCGTGCGATCTGCCGGCGAAACTCTTCTTGCGCTGCACAGCTGAACGTCTTCAGGTCAAGCAGCTTGACCGACTTGCGGGACAGCGGATGCACCCAGTCTGGCCGGCAGCGGCATTCGACGCCTGTCATTTCGTCCGTCCAGAACGCGGATACCTCGGCGCGACCCTGCGACAGCGCGTCCTGAATCTCCGGGAGCGCGCGCACGGATTCAGCCTGGCGCATCGCGACGTCGTACTGCTCGACCGTGATCACGCGCTTGGCGCCGCACGCGTCGAGGAATTCGCGCCACCATTCCATCGCCGCGACGCTGTCGGGCGACGGCTTCTTCGCGTTCCACTGCGCGTCCGTCGGCTTGCGCGGCGCACCCTTCGGCGCCCAGACGTAGCGCGCGTCGAACTGGTCCGGCTCGAACACTGCGCAGTGCGCAAGGTGCCCTTCGAGCTGGCCGGCCTTCTCGACGCGCGGCGGCCGCAGCGGATTGCGATGCCGGCTGTAGAAGTGGAACGGCGACAGCGCGAGGTCATCGAGTTGCGACTTCGAGACGGGCGGCAGCGCGTGATACGCGTCGATCGACAGGTTGTAGTCGAGCATCACGCCCCCCACACGCCGCGCGGCGCTTCCGGCGTGGTGCCGAGATACGCGATGCCGACCGCACAGAAGAATGCGATCACGATCGCGACGATGATCCCGGCGACCGGGCTGCGTTCGAACAGCCGGTCGAGGGCGTCGCAGAGGTAGGTGATCGGGTTCATCGCGCAATCCCCGCGAGAAGTTCATATGCCGGCGCAACGCCCGACGCGATCAGCCACAGCGCACCGAGCACCGCGAGCGGGAACCAGTCGGGGAGGCGGGTGAGAGGGGCGCGCATCACAGATCTCCGCCAGCGGTCTTGATCTGCTCAAAGCCTTTCGGGCCGACAACCAGCGTGCGCTCCTGCAACACATACATGCGGTTCTCGGTGCCGAAGAATTCGAGCATCCACGCGTTGAGATCCGCGACGAAGTCGGTAGGCATCAGCTCGGCGAATCGGCGGCTGACGGTCATGCGCGGCAGGTCGTCGCAAAGCGGATTGATCACGATGTCGAGGCCGAACAGATTCATCGCGCACCTCCCGCATTCTCGGAGCGCTCCAGCAGCGTTGCGATCGTGATCCGCGTGAATTCGCTGTCCGGGGCGTAACCGAACCACTCGCACGCTGCGACGACGCCGAACGAGCGGATCGCGTTTTCGAACGCGTCGCCTGTTGTGTTTTCGGGGACGAGCGGAATCTCGCCGGCCCCGCCGTTCTTGATCGCGCTCATCGATCCACCCCCGCAATCGTCACGTGCCGCACCGGCTCCGGCGCAGCCTTGCGGCCGGCCTTGATCAGCGCCGCGTCGAGGGCGAGGCGGACGCCGGAGGTCAGCAGGATCTCGCCGGCGTCAGCGTCGGCCGCGATGATTTCGAGGATCTCGGCCATGTCGGGCGATGCAGACATCAAACGTGCATTGGCGGCAAGTTCAATTGCGGCAGGCAACGCATCGTCAATGCCCGGTCGAATGCCGTCGGCATAGACGCATGCATAGGTATAGGGGCGATGCCCTGCGCCGGGGAACGGCCCGATCTTGTGGCAGCTCCCCACGGATGTCGGTACCGTCGCAAGAATCCACGGCCCCGGCGTCGATTTGATCTCGTTCATGTGGTCCCTCGGGGTGGTGTGCCGGATTACGACGCGAACGCCTTGCGCTGCGTGTCGAGCCACGTTTCCGCCCATTCGAGCGCGAGCTTAGAAGCCGGATTTGTTTCGGGCGTATCGCCCTTGCGGATCGCCATGAAGAAGCGCTCCACCGGACGCGAAGAATCCTTCGGAATGCCGAGTTCGGATGAATCGACGTCGATCCCGCGAGCGTTGGCGATCGTGCCGACGAGACAGGCGCACTCGCCCGAATAGGTCGAGCCGTCGACGCGACCTGCTTTCAGCGCATCGATGAGCGCTGGCACTTCGCGGGGCGCCTGCGAGATGACTTCGATGAAATCGGCTTTGATCGGCAGCAGGTTCGCGCCGCTCAGGTCCGCGCCGTTCAGGTCCGCGTCGCTCAGGTTCGCGCCGCGCAGGTACGCGTCGCTCAGGTTCGCGCCGTTCAGGTCCGCGTCGCTCAGGTTCGCGCCGCGCAGGTACGCGTCGCGCAGGTTCGCGCCGTTCAGGTCCGCGTCGCTCAGGTTCGCGCCGCGCAGGTACGCGTCGCTCAGGTTCGCGCCGCTCAGGTACGCGTCGCTCAGGTTCGCGCCGTTCAGGTACGCGTCGCTCAGGTTCGCGCCGTTCAGGTTCGCGCCGCGCAGGTTCGCGCCGCGCAGGTACGCGTCGCTCAGGTTCGCGCCGCTCAGGTTCGCGCCGCGCAGGTTCGCGCCGCTCAGGTTCGCGCCGCTCAGGTCCGCGCCGTTCAGGTCCGCGTCGCTCAGGTTCGCGCCGCTCAGGTACGCGCCGCTCAGGTCCGCGCCGCTCAGGTTCGCGCCGCTCAGGTACGTTCCTTGTTTGCAAGCCAGCTCGACAGCCACTTTCATCGAGTCAGCCTCGCACTCGAAAATGACCTTCAGCGTCCAGCGGTTCAGGATTTCGATCTTCATGTGGTGCTCCGGTAAGTGCGCGGCTCAGCCGCGGTGGTGGTCGTCGTTCTCGATGTTCTTCATCGCGGTGCGGATGCGGTCGACTACCTCGTAGCCGATGCCGAACGCGAAGAGCACGCCGAGTCCGATCAGGACGGTTTTGACGAAGATCTGCATGTCAGGCCTCGTCGAACAGACGGACGCGGCGGCCGATGTGGTCGGCGCAGCTCGAGAAGCCGGCAGCGCCCGGGCCGAACTTCTGGCCGCAGGCCGAGCACAGGACATTGGCGAAGCGCGGCCGGTCGCTGTCGAGCGAGCGCTCAGCCTCGATCTCCGCGTCTTCGCTCATCGCGTGCACGATGATCGACATCACGAGGTCGCCCAGTGCTTCCGGCGACTCGCGGAACGCGGCGCGCAGTGCTGCGCCGTGCTTCTGCTGAGTCACGCTGTGCATGCCTCCGATCAGGTCGTCGTCCGACAGCGCGGCGATCTTGGCCTTCAGGCGTTCCTTCGCGATCGCGGCGACCAGTTCCGCGCGGTCAGCCTCGGCGTCGGCCGCATCGTTGAACTGCTGATGCTGCCGATCCGACCAGAAGTCGGCCGCGCGTTCGGTGGCGGTGGGATGGAGCATGGTGGCCTCGGTGTCGTGATTGCCTACAACCACAGACTACAACCTACAACTTCACACTGCAAGTGAAAGTTGTAGGTCGAGGCGAAAAAAAATCCCGCGGCTGCGGGATTGTTACGAATCCGTTAATTTACCGACCAGGACCAGCGAATCCTTGAATGATCCATGCGAGCGCTTTTGCGCCTCCCAGTCCGACTAGGCCGAAAATGATGAAGAGTACAGCGACCTCAGGGCGCCCATTGGAATAGCTGGTGAGCGCGCCAAGACCGAGCAGGGCACCCCAAACCCAGCCAATCCCCGCGATTACGCGGGCGATTCGCGATAGTCCTTCGTGTCCGTTCATCGCGTGATTTGCAGGTCGTAGAGTTGTTGATCGTCCGTCAAGCACGTGCCGGTTCCTGATTGGCTCAAGCCGCTGAACGAAAAGACGCAGCGAAGATTATGGCCGTCGGCGGCTTGCGCAAGCACATTTCCATTTCCAGTTGCGCTGATGCCGATCGCATTTCCAGTCACGACTTGGCCACCAGAAAAGGCCGTGCCGAGCGAGAATGAGCCGCCGCGGACATAGACGAATTTCCCATCGTAGGTGCGATCGTCGATGGTGATAGAGACGGTCTTGTCGATCTGCTTGGCGACACCGTGAGCCATTTTCCCGGGCCCGCGGGGCATCAGTGCTAAATCGTACGTTGCGCAGCCCGACAGAAGGACGAGCACACTCATCCCCGCAAGAATTTTGTGCATTTCTACCCCGTGTGCGATTGTTATTCGGGCACCCACTTGCCAATTGCGACGCCAATGATTTCGGCGTCTGCCGGCATCTGGCTGATCTGGTTCGGCCAACTCGGGTTGAGCCATTTGAGCATGCGCACGTCTCCCTCCATCAGCAACTGCCGGAAGGTCGCCCGCGTTTCGTGTGGCATTCGGAGCATCACCATGCACCGATTGGCGACTTCTTTGGATGGATCGATTGCGACGAAGTCGCCGGGCGCGTACGACTTGAGCCCGGTGGGGTCATAGTTGGCCTCGCCGTCGATCCGAACCACAAAAGAGCCGATTCCGTGGTCGAGGGGAAACGGTATCCATTCCTCGACGCCCTCGTTCTGCAGACTGGCCATTCCGCGTCCCCATTTATTCGCGTGTTCCCACGATATGAGAGGGAGCTTCCCGAAAGATTCTTGCATCCTACTTACTTGTTCAGAATTTCGGGGTAGTGGTTTGTCCGCAGACTTATTTACCGATTCATTGACAATCATCAAGCGATCGAATTTCGTCCCGGCTACCAGGTCGGCCACCGATACGTGAAGCACTGCAGCAATCTCGGCGATTTTTGTGGGGCGAGGGTCAGATTTTCCGGCCTCCCACTTCTGGACAGCCTGCGGCGTCACGCCAATGGCTCGGGCCAAGTCCGATTGCGATACCAACGGATCGGTAAGGCTCTCTCGGATTTGCTGGATTCGGTTGCCGATCATGATTTCCTTCATGCACGGGATGTTACAAAAACTGGTTGTAAGTAGCACTGCAAAAATGGGTTGGAGGATTCGGTTGTAAGTTGTAGACTTCGGTTGTAACCATGACCGCAAGGCTATGACCATGACTCCAATCCAACGCGCAGCGCAGGCCGCCGGCGGTCAATCCGCCCTTGCGCGAAAGCTCGGCTGCACCCCCCAATCCGTCTCCAAGATGTGCGCGACGGGCCGCGTGCCTGCTGAGCGTGTTCTCTCGATCGAGGCTGCGACGGGCGTTCCGCGCCACGAACTGCGCCCGGATCTGTATCCGCTCGAGAGTAAGTCCGAGGTGCCCGCATGAAACCCCGCGCCGAATACCGCAACGAGGTGAAAACCCGTTTGCGCGACCGCGTCTATGACGCGCTCCAGTTCTACAAGCAGTTGCATGGCATCGACTCCGATTCGGCCGCGCTCAACCGCATCGCGGAGGTGGCGCTGTTTGGCGTTGTCGGAACTTTGCCCGCGCAGCTGGTGGGCGTCAGTGCCGACGCGGGGCAACCTGGCCCGAAGGTGCGCGCATGAGCGAAGACCGTGTGGAGCAACCGGTCGCGCTGCCTGTCGTCGAAGCAGCCGATCTGGCGATGCGCGCGGCAGCACAAGGCGTCTCAACCCCCGATTACCTCGGCTATCACGTGCTCAGGAGCGCCTACGGCGCGATGCATCCGGTCGTGATCGCGTTCGAGCAGCGTCCCAAAGTGGGACAGACGGGGACGGAAGAGGGGGAGAGTGATGCTTGACCTCTGGATCGACGCCTGGATGGCGATCGTGATCTCGCTCGCCTTTGGCGGTTGCTGGAGGTGGTGCTGATGGACCTCCCGAATAATCTCACCAGTAAGCCGGAAGGATTTCGCTTCGCCGACCAGTTTTTGGGCGACATGCTTCGCTCAATCGAGTTGCAGGCGCAAATGCGTCCTGTGCGTGGCAACTGGACTGACTGGTTCTCGGCACTCCGCCACAACTACCGGCTTTATGCCGCTGCAGTAGAGCGCGGCGAGGAATCGTGGGCGCCCCCGTGCGATCCATACGTCATTGCCGATTGGGCCGCTCTCTTTACCCCTATCGAAGCCGCCATCTGGAGCGACATCCGATGTTACGGCCTGCCGTTTTGGCCGCAGTTTCCCGTTGGCCGTTTCGTTGTCGACTTTGCCGACCCCGTTCGAAAAATTGCGCTCGAGTGCGACGGTGCTGCCTTTCACGATCGCGAGAAAGACGCCCGGCGCGACGCGATCCTCGCTGACATGGGATGGAAGACGTATCGAATTCCTGGCCGTGACTGCTTCGAAGAAACCGTGGTGCTGCGTCAACTCGACGGCACCTGCATCAAGCTGGAGGACCTCCGTGCGTGAATACGGAAAGATCCACTCGTCGTTCTGGACGAGCCAGGATATTCGGTCGATGACAGAAGACGGCCGTACGCTCGCAGCCTACCTTCTGACAAGCCCACATTCGAACATGCTGGGGTGCTTTCGCATTCCTCCCGCATACGTTTCTGATGACCTCAAATGGCCTTTACAAAGGGTTATGGAAGGGTTTGCCGAACTGTATCGAAAGGGTTGGGCGACCCTTTCCGAAGGGTCAAATTGGCTAGTTATCCACAAGTTTTTGAAGTGGAATCAGCCCGAAAACCCGAACGTCGTCAAAGCGGCTGAGAAACTGTTCGATCAGATCCCGAACGACTGCGGCGCAAAGCCTTTACTGGCTTGGGCTATCGCCGAATTTGAGCCCAGGTTCAGCGCCGAAAAACTGGCCAAATTCAAACCCTTTGCGAACCCTTTCGATACCAGTCGCAAAGCCTATCGAAAACCAGAGCCTGAACCAGAACCACAGCCAGAGCCAGAGAGTGAGCCAACAACACTGTCGCTCACGCTCGAAGGCGGCGAAGCTCACGCCGAAGAAATCGACGAGGTCGCCGAGATTTTTTGCTACTGGCAACGCGTCATGGATTCGCCTCGATCACAACTCGACGACAAGCGTCGCAAGGCGATCAAGGACGCACTCGGCATGGGCTATTCGCCACGTGACCTCTGCCGTGCAATCCGCGGATGCAGCCTCACGCCGCACAACATGGGCCAGAACGACCGGAGCCAGAAGTACAACGGCTTGGCGCTGATCCTGCGTAGCGCCGATCAGATCGACCGATTCATCGCCAACGACGTGACGCCGCCGCGCCCGCAGGTCGGCCCCGTGAACGGCGTGGCCGCCCAAAACGACGCGCTCGTCGCCGCGTATCTCGCGCGTGATGCTGGCGCCCCCGCCGATCCGATGACCTTCGACATGGAGCACTGAAATGCGACCCACCGACAAGCCCGAGTTCGTGAAGCTGCTGAACCTCTGCTACTCGACGCTGCTCAAGCCGCTGCCGCCGTTCGAATCGATCGACCTCTGGCTCACGGTGCTGGAGCCGTACTCGATCGAGCAGGTGCGCGGAGCGCTGTCGGCGCACATGCGCGAGAGCAAGTTCCCGCCGATGCCTGCCGACGTGGTCCAGCGCCTGCCGCGCGAGTCCGATGGCCGCCCAGACGCCAACGAAGCGTGGGCAATCGCGCTGCGCAGCCGCGACGAGCGAGATACGGTCGTCTGGACGCAGGAGTGCGCCGAGGCATTTTCGGTCGCCACCTCGGTGCTCGACGGCAGTGATGAGGTGGGCGCACGCATGGCGTTCAAGGCAGCCTACGAGCGGATCGTCGAGCGGAACCGCGCCAATAGCGCGCCGGTGCAATGGCTGACCTCGCTCGGCTATGACCCCGAACTTCGCGAAAGGGCTGTTGCGGATGCGGTTCGTGCTGGCCGTTTGGCCCTGTCGCATGCTCAGGCGATTGTCCCGGCGCTGGCGGCCCCAGACGAGCCGTTCGATGCCGCAGTGGCCGAAAGCAATCTCGCGCGCTTGCGCGCAATGGTTGGCGGAATCCCGAGTGCTCGCGAAAGGCTCGCGCAGAAGATGGCCGAGAACGCGAAGGTGCTCCGCGAAAACCTCGAAACGGCGAAACGTGCTTCTGCTCGGCGCGTTGCCGAATACGAGGGAGCGACGGCATGAACGCATCCACTACGCCCGCGCGCGAGTTGCTGCCAGTCGTCGCGATTTGCGCCGATCACGACGCAGATTGCGACCACGTCGAGAACAAGGTTGGCTGTTGGCTCTATGACCCGGCGCGCGGCTTTTGCCCGTTCCTGAGGTCAAACCTTCCGCCCCAAAAGCCGGAGGCCGCATGACGATCATCATCGGCTGCGACCCTGGCCTCACCGGCGCGCTCACGTTCCTCAGCGCCGGCGGCGAACTGCTATCGGTCGAAGACCTGCCCACGTGCCCGATCCCGACTGCTGGACCGAAGGCGCGCGTCAAACGCAAGCTCGACGCTCGCGCGCTGCGCGAGATCCTGCGTCGCGGGGTTCCCGCTGACGAGCGCGCGATCTTCGCGATGGAAGACATGCAGCTGCTCGGCGGTTCATCTGTGCAAACCATGGGCGCGCTGGCGCATACGCGGGGCGTTCTCGAGGCTGTCGCGATCCTCTGCGACATGCGCATGGAGTACGTGACGCCGCAGCGCTGGAAGCGCTTTTACGGGCTCGGCGCGGACAAAGCGCAGTGTTTGGATGCTGCGCGCCGGCTTTACCCGCATGCGCCGCTGGCCCGGGCAAAGGATCACAACCGTGCCGAGAGCGTGCTAATCGCGCGCTGGGCGCAGAGGAACCTCGTATGAGCCCGCACTTCTGGCGCGCGAACGAGAAAGCGCTCGTTACGCGCATGTACGAAGCCGGTTCGCCTCTGCGCGAGATCGCTGCGGCCACGGACGTTAGCGAAGACGCGATTCGCGGCGCTGTCGGGCGCTGGAAGCTGCACCGACCTGAAGGCCACATTGGCATCGAGATGCGCACGAACCTCGCATGGCCGCGCATTCGCGCTGCGCTCGAGCGGGCTGGCGGCATGACGATCGCCGAGATTCGGGGGGCGGCCGCCGTGAGCAAGCCTGCAGTGCTGAAGGCGCTGGCGGAGCACCGTGATGAGCTGCACGTCGCTCGCTGGATTCCGACATCGCGAAAGCCGCGGGCCGTATGGGCGCTCGGGAAGCGCATGGACGCGCCGAAGCCGGTCAGGGTGCGCGCGGCAAAGCGCGGCGATGCGCTGGGCCAAATGGCGGCGCAACTGCTGCGGGAGGCTGCGTGATGAAGCCGTGCATCTACCTTGAGCATGGGCGCTGGGTGTGCTCTTGCTGGATTTTTGTCGGTGTTTCTGACACTCGCGAGGACGCATATGCGCGATGGAAACAGAGCGCAAGTCATTGCAAATGCGGATGCGAAGCCTATCGGGAGGATAGGTCATGAACATCCTCCAGCTCGCCGGCATGCTCCCGCGCGACCCGCAGTTCCGCGCTTGGGTCGGCGGCTTCGTCTACGGCGATCCCGTCTCGGTCGATGAGGCCGCAGCATTCATCCGCGCCGTGTGCAAGGTCGAATCGCGCCGCGAACTCGCGACGAACGAGCATGCGGCCGATCGCTTCCACCACTTCCTGCGCCGGCCATTCGTCGACTGGCGCGACAACCAGCAGCACAACACCCGGAGAGCAACATGAATTTCGTCATCAATGCCTTCATCGCTGCCCTGCTGTGGGCTGCGGCGGCCTTCCAGTCGGATGCCTCACTGAGCGTAGCCGTCGGCTATCTCTGGTTCGTGACCGCGCTGACCTGGTTCGTTTTGCTCTGCTCGCCACTCGACAAGAAGCCGATCGAGAAGAATCCGATCCGGCTTCGTAGCGTGACTTCGATGCTGATGACGTGCGCGATCGCTTTCGTGCTCGCGGTGTACTTCGACCGCGTCTGGCTGCCCGCCATGATGGTTATCGGGCACATCTTCGTAATCGCCGTGCGCAGCGCCAAATTCGACGCGCAGCGATCGGCATCCTGACCACCACGCTACGCCGATGCGCACTCGGCCGCTGGCTCCTCGAAACGGGCGCTTTATCTCACGCTGGAGTCTGCATGACCACCAACGACGAAATCGACGATCTGCTCGAAGACTGGTACGACTGGCAGCAGTCCTATCGCCCGAAGCTCGGCTATGGCGGGGCCGATCCTGCGTGCCGCGAATACCGCTCTGGCTGGCGCGAATCCTCGGATCTGGCGGAAGCGGCCGATATGCGCGCACGCAAGGCAGTCTGCGAGGCCGTTGATGCATGCGTGTCGCGTCTTGATCTGCGTGGCCGGGTGGCGATTCAGACGGAAATGCGCAACCGGGTCAGCGGTGCGCGCTCGTGGTCGTCGATCCGGTTACAGACGCCATTAGCCGATGAGTACGCGCGGGCGAAGGAATTTTTGCGGCCGATGTTCGAGGCGCGCGATCTTGTCGAGACGGCGAAATGAATCCCCCTTGTAAACCCGATAGCATCAGCCTATAATCCGCGCCGTGGGGCGAAGTTGCGCCCAGAGAAAACCGAATCCCTTCCGAAAGCCCGCTTGGCAGCCGCCAGCGGGCTTTTTGCTTTGGAGCTGGCCATGGCGACGATGAGCACGAAGAAGCGCGACAAACTTCCCGCGAAGGCGTTTGCGGGCCCGGATCGGTCGTATCCGGTCAACGACCGCGCGCATGCGGCGAACGCCAAGGCACGCGCGACGCAGGCCGTCAACGCTGGGCGCATGTCCGGCGGTGAGAAGGCCAAGATCGACGCCAAGGCCGACAAGGTGCTCGGCGAACCCCCGAAGCGCGGCGAGCGCACGGCCAAGCACAAGGCCAAGAAGTGATTCTTCCGCAAGCCGTGAGTGCGCGAACCGCGGCAGCTGTCGACGTATTGGAAGCCAGTGGTCTCCGCCGGATTCCGGAACTCGTGCTGGCGACGGGCGGCAGCAATCCCCTCAACGAACGGAGCATGACATGGACGAACTGAACGCAGCACCGAGCAGCACCGAGACGGCTGACCCGATGACCGACGCCGAGCGCGAAGCGCTTCCGGACTGGGTGAAGAACGGTCAGCCGCCCGTGCAGGAGGCTGGCACGGCCACATCGGGGGAGCAATCGAGCGCTTCTGGCGATACGAGCGCATCCGCCGAGAACGATACGGTGGACGCACCTACCACTGATGCGCCCGCAGTCGGCGGCGGTGTTGACGCCCCGTCGCACCTCCTGATGCTCGACGCCATGCTCGCCGAGATCGAGCGCAAGATCGCCGCCGGCATCCACCTGTTCGCGCACGAGGTCACGGCCGCGCGCGATCACCTGGCGAAACTGCTGTAACGCCATGCGAATCGAAGCCACGCACGTGATCTGCTGTCCGGCGAGTCCGAACGACGGCAAGCGCGTGCGCATCGTGGCTGACCCCGGATACAACGTGATCGCCGACCGCGTTGACGATCCGAACTGGCTGTCGGTCGAGATGGTCGACACCGGCGTTACTGGCTCGATCGAACGCCGTTTTGTAACTGAGATAGCCTGATCATGGGTCGCCCGAGCAAGTACAAGCCTGAGTACGCAACCCAGGCTGCCAAGCTTTGCGCTTTGGGGGCGACGGATGCTCAGCTGGCCGACTTTTTCGAAGTGGCGATCTCCACCATTGCCCTCTGGAAGGTGCAGCACGTTGAATTTTCGGACGCCATAAAGGTGCCGAAGGCCGAAGCTGATCTCCGCGTTGAGCAAAGCCTGTATCGGCGGGCGATGGGCTACGAGCACGATGAGGTCGATATCCGTGTCGTGGGTGGCGAAATCGTGGAGACGCCGATCCGCCGCTATTACCCGCCGGACACTGCCGCCGCCATCTTCTGGCTGAAGAATCGGAAGAAGGACGAGTGGCGCGACAAGGTCGACCACGAGCACGCCGGCAAAGACGGCGCGCCCATCCAGTTCCAGCGCGTCGAGCGCCGCATCATCGATCCGAAATCGGAATGACCGTCCTCGAAATCCAGACGCCGCGGGTGTTTGCTCCGCTGCTCGCCCCTGCGCGCTACAAAGGTGCGCACGGCGGCCGCGGATCTGGCAAGTCGCATTTCTTCGGCGAGCTGTGGCTGGAGGAAAACGTCTCGGACAAGTACGACTTCGTCTGCCTGCGCGAGACGCTGAAATCGCTCGAGTTCTCGGTAAAGAAGTTGCTCGAGGCGAAGATCGTCGCGTTCAACGCTGGCGACTATTTCGAGATCCAGGACCGTCGCATCATGTCTCGCCACGGCGGCGTTACGATTTTCGAGGGCATGCAGAACCATACGGCCGACTCCATCAAGTCGCTGGAGGGCTTCGACCGCGCGTGGTTCGAGGAGGCGCAGAACGCGTCCGAGAAAAGCCTCACGCTGCTGCGCCCGACCATCCGCAAGCCGGGGTCGCAGCTCTGGTTCGGGTGGAACCCGAGCAAGCCGACCGATCCGATCGACGTGCTGCTGCGCGGCGCCGAGCCGCCGCCGGATTCAATCGTCGTCGAGGCGAACTTCATGGACAACCCGTGGTTGCCGCGCGAACTCCACGAGGAAATGGAGTACGACAAGCGCCGCGACCCGGACAAGTACGCGCACGTATGGCTGGGCGGCTATCAGCAGCGCAGCGAGGCGCGCGTGTTCAAGAACTGGCGCGTCGAGGAATTCGAGCGGCCTGCCGGCACGGTTTTCCGCCTGGGCGCCGACTGGGGCTTCGCGAGCGACCCGTCGGTGCTCATCCGCTGCGACATCGACGGCAACCGTCTGTACGTCGACTATGAGGCGTATCAGGTCGGCTGCGAGATCGTGAACCTCCCGGAGCTGTTCATGGCCGTTCCGGAGGCCGAGAAGTGGCCGATTACGGCCGATTCGGCGCGTCCGGAGACGATCAGCCACATGCAGAAGCACGGTTTCCCAAAGATCCGGGCCGCGATCAAGGGCGCGAAGTCGCTGGAAGAGGGCGTCGAGTTTCTGAATTCGTTCGACATCATCGTGCATCCGCGGTGCAAGCACCTGATCGATGAGCTGACGCTCTACAAGTACAAGGAAGACAAGCTGACCGGTGCCGTGCTGCCGATCCTTGAGGACAAGGACAACCACGTGATCGATGCCCTGCGCTATGCCTGCGAGGGTGCCCGCCGGGCCGCGAAGCCCGCGAAGCAGAAACAACCCGTCGTGCGCCGCTCTGTCATGGGCGGTGGCGCTTGGATGAGCTGATGGCCCGCAAACCGAAAGAAGACCCGAACTCGAAGATCATAGCCGAGGCGAAGGAGCGCTTCGAGCGCTGCGAGGAGTTCGAGTCGGAGTTCCGCCAGCGCTTCATCGAAGATCTGCGCTTTTCGAACGGCGACGCGGACAACGGTTGGCAGTGGCCCGACCAGATCCGCACCACGCGCGAGGGCGATGCGCGCCCGTGCCTGACGATCAACAAGGTGCGCCAGCACAACCTGCAGATCATCAACGACGCGAAGCAGAACAAGCCTAGCGTAAAGACGCTGCCGGTCGACGGCGAGGCCGACATCGAGATCGCGAAGATCCTCGACGGGATCGTGCGGCACATCGAGTACAACTCGCACGCCGAGATCGTATACGACACGGCGACCGAGTTCGCGGTGCAGGGCGGCCTCGGTTACTGGCGCGTCGTCTGCGAATATGCGCACGATGGTTCGTTCGATCAGGAAATCTTCCTGCGCCGTGTGAAAGACCCGCTCACGATCTACCTCGACCCGGACATCGAGTCAGCCGACGGCTCCGACGCGAAGTTCGCATTCGTGTTCGAGGAAATGGCGAAGGCAGAGTTCGAGGCGCGCTACCCGGGCGACGAAGCGCAAAGCGTCGTGTTTGGCGACGACACGCAGAGCGACGGCTGGATCAGCAAGAACAATATCCGCGTGTGCGAGTACTTCCGCAAGACGGCGAAGCTCGACAAGCTGGTGAATCACCCGGTCAATGGCCCGATGCGCCTGTCGGACATAGAGGACGCCGATGAGCGCGCGGCGATCGAGAAGGATGCGTCGATCCAGAAGCGCGAGATCACCGAACCGCAGATCACGTGGTATCTGATCGCGGGCGACAAGATCATCGACGAGAAGCCGTGGGCCGGCCGCTACATCCCGATCGTGCGCGTGGTGGGCGAGGAAATCGTCATCAACGGCAAGGTCGAGCGCAAGGGCCATACGCGGAATCTGAAAGATGCGCAGCGCATGTACAACTACATGTCGTCGGCGAACGTCGAGTACATCGCGCTGCAGACGAAGACGCCGTTTGTCGGGCCGGCCGAAGCGTTTGAGGGATACGAGAACGAGTGGGCGAACGCGAACAAGGACAACCTGCCGTATCTGCCGTACAACTCGTTCGATGAAGCCGGAAATAAGATCGACCGGCCGCAGCGCGAGCAACCGCCGGTCGGTGCGAATGCGTACCTGACTGGCATGCAGAATGCGCAGCAGGAACTGATGATGGCCTCGGGCCAGTATCAGGAGCAGTTCGGGCAGCCGTCGAACGCGCAGGCCGGCGTGGCGATCCAGGCGCGGCAGCGGCAGGGCGATCGCGCGACGTACCACTTCATCGACAACGTGGCGCGCGCGATCCGGTACACGGGACGCGTGCTGATCGACCTGATTCCGAAGATCTACGATACGAAACGCGTCGTGCGCATCGTCGGGGAGGATGGCACCGAGACATTCGCGCAGGTCGATCCGGACCAGCAACAGCCGTTGCAGCAAGCTCCGCACCCGACGATCGCCGACGAAGTGCAGATGATCTTCAACCCGGGCATCGGCCGTTACGACGTGACGGTCGAGGTCGGCCCGAATTACGAGACGCGCCGGCAGGAAGCGTTCAATGCGCTCACGCAGATCATGGGCCAGGATCAGGAACTGATGAAGGTGGCCGGCGACCTGCTGTTCAAGGCAGCCGACTTCCCGATGGCCGATGAGGTCGCGGAACGCCTGCACCGCACGATTCCGCCGCAGATCCTCGGCGAAGGCCCGAGTCCGCAAGAGCAGGACATGCAGCAGAAGATGACGCAGATGGGCCAGATGATCGAGCACCTGACCGCCGAACTTCAAAACGCGCGGCACGGTAAGGATGCGCAGGAAACGAACATCAAGGCATACGACGCGGAAACCAAGCGCCTCGCGGCCTTGGGTCAACCGCTCGACCCACAGATCGTTGCGCACGTCGCGACCCAGGTCGTGATGCAGATGATGGGAACCGGCGCGCCGGAAGGCGCACCACCTCCGACGTCCGACCCGATGCAACAGCCACCCCAGAACCCGCCGAGTGCGGGTTTTTCTTTGCCCGCACCTCAAGGACAGTGACATGAGCTATCCCGGCATCCTCCAGGACCTCGGGTCCACCACCCCGATCCAGGGCATCTATCGCATCACGCAGACGCTCGCGCCGGCGCAGGTCGCCGCGAACACCAGTGCCGAGCAGACGTTCACGGTGCCGGGCTTGCAAGTCGGCGACTCGATCGACGTCAACAAGCCGTCGCATCAGGTCGGCCTGTCGATCGGCAACGTGCGCGTTTCCGCGGCGAACACGCTCGCGATCCAGTACGTGAACACGACCGCCAGCCCGATCACGCCGACGGCCGAGCAATACATCATCGGTGGCCAGCGCTAACGCCTGACCCCTCCAGTTTCCCCGAAGGCCCGCATCCGAGAGGAGCGGGCCTTTTTGCTTTCCGTACCGGCGCGGCATCACCGGGCTCAAATCCTTGGATACGTCCATGCAAACCGAAGACAACGCAGTACCGACGGAAGTCACCGTACCGCCGACGACGGAAAACCCGGAACCGGCGCACGAGCCCGCTGAAACGAGCACGGAATCGGGCACCGAGCAACCCGCAGGAGCAGTCGAGCCGCAGCCGCAGGAAAAGCCCAAGAACGAATGGGTGCAACGGCGCATCGACCAGCTGACGCGGGAGAAGCACGAGGAAAAGCGGCAGCGCGAAGCTCTCGAGGCGCGCCTGCGTGAACTCCAGCCGGACACCGCGACACCCAATGCGCAGCCGATGACCGCGGAGCAAATCCGCGCAGAGGCGAAGCGTCTCATCGAGCAGGAAAAGTTCGATGCGGCCTGCAACAAGGTGTTCGACGCCGGCAAGACCGAGTTTCCGGACTGGGACGCATCGCTGCGCACCTTCCAGATGCTCGGCGGCGCATCGCCGGAGTTCCTGGAGGCCGTCACGGCGATGGATGCTGGCCACAAGGTGCTCCATCACCTCGGCCAGCATCCCGAAGAAGCCGAGCGTCTGCTGTCCCTTCCTCCGCTCCGTATGGCGCTTGAACTGGCTCGTCTCGAAACGACGGTCGGTCAGGCGAAACCCGCTCCCGTATCGAAGGCGCCCGCGCCGATCTCGCCTGTTGGCGGCAAATCCGCACCGGTTGAGCCGGAAGAATTTGCCACGACGGCGGATTACGTCGCATGGCGCAAACGCAACCGCTCATGAGGCGATAAATGGCAAACACTCTTCTCACACCCGTCAAGATCCTCGACGAATCGCTGATGATTCTCGAGAACATGCTGACCTTCACCGCCCGCTCGAACCGCGACTACTCGGACGAGTTCGCAGTCAGCGGCGCGAAGATCGGCGCGACCGTCAACGCTCGCAAGCCGAACCGCTTCGTCGGTACGACCGGCCCCGCGCTGAACATCGAGAACGTGAACGAAACGTCGGTGCCGATCACGCTGACGACGCAGTTCCACGTCGACTTCACGTTCAGTTCGCAAGAACTGACCCTCATCGTCGACGAGTTCGCTGACCGCTACATCAAGCCGGCCATGGCGACGATCGCCAACAAGATCGATTTCGACGGCCTCGGCCTCGCGACGACGGTCGCGAACAACGTCGGCACCGTCGGCACCGTTCCGAATGACATCAAGGTACTGCTCGATGCCGGCGTGAAGCTCGACAACGAAGCTGCGCCGCGCGACGGTCGCCGTACGGTCGTGTGGGATCCGGCCACGAACGGCTCGATGGTGAAGTCGGCCGCCGGCCTGTTCAATCCGTCGAACAAGATCGGCGAGCAGTACGACAGCGGCATCTTCTCGCCGTCGGGCCTCGGCTTCGACATCGGCATGGACCAGAACGTGAACACGTTCACGACCGGCACGCGCACGAACGGCACCGTCTCCGGCGCAGGCCAAACCGGATCGACGCTGCTCGTCACGGGTCTCGGTGCCGCGGCGACGGTCAAGAAGGGCGACACGTTCACGATCGCGGGCGTGTTCGGCGTGAACCCGCAGAACCGCCAGTCGACCGGCGTGCTGCGCCAGTTCACGGTGCTTGCCGATGCGACGGCCGACGGTTCCGGCAACGCCACGCTGTCGATCTTCCCGGCGATCAACACGGCTGCATCGAACCAGCAATACCAGACGGTTACCGCCGGCCCGGCAAACGCTGCTGCAGTCACGTGGGATATCGCTGCATCGACGCAGTACACGGCGAGCCTCGCATATCACCGCGACGCGTTCACGCTGGCAACGGCCGACCTCGAAGACGTCAGCAAGTACGGTGCCTGGGGCGCACGCCGCGTGCACAAGGGTATCTCGATGCGGATCGCACGCCAGTACGCGATCGGCACCGATACCGTACCGTGCCGGATCGACGTCCTGTATGGCTGGGCGCCGGTGTACAACGAGCTCGCCTGCCGGATCGTCCGCTGATGGGCGCTCTGCTTCAGCAATCGACCCCCGCTTCGGCGGGGGTTTTTGTTTCCGGAGGCGACGTGTTCCAAGAATTCCCGATGTGGGTCAATGGCCCGAACGGTGCGCAGCAGATCGTCGAGTCGCAGGAAGCGTTCGAGGCACTCGGCGACGGCTGGAAGAAGCCGGCGCGCGTCGAGCTCGTGCCGCGCGAGCAGGCGCCGGATTTCCTCGAATATCCGAAGTGGGTAGGCGCTGTGCTCGTGCACAGCGCCGAGGAAGAGGCCGCGCTTGCGCCGGCCGTCGATGCAGATGATGAGCGCACGGCGCTGATCCAGATCGCCGACGAAAAGGGCGTCCGGATCGACAAGCGCTGGTCGAACGACAAGATCCGCGCGGCGCTGGAGGCAGCGTGACAACCGCCGTCGACCTGATCACCCTCGCGCTGAAGGACATCGGCGCGCTGGGTATCGGGCAGTCGATCTCGCCCGACGACACCGAGGACGCGCTGAACACGCTGAACATGATGCTCGGCCAGTGGCAGGGCGAGCGCCTGAGCGTCTATCACCTCGTCGATACGGCGCTCCAATCGACAGGTGCGCAGTCGTACACGGTCGGGCCCGGCGGCAACTTCAACACGCCGTCGTGGCCGTACCAGATCAACGCCGCGTATGCGCGCCTGAACCCCGGCACTGCGACGCCGATCGACTATCCGGTGACGATCATTCCGGCGCGTGAGGATTACGCGCGCATCGCGCTCAAGGCGCTCCAGTCGTTCCCGAACTACGCGTTCTACGACTCGGCATGGCCGCTTGGCGCGCTCTTCATGTATCCGGTACCGAATGCAAGTTTCGAGCTGCACATCGTGACGCTCGAGGAGCTTCCGCAATTCGCGACGCCGGCCGACGTGATCAATCTGCCGCCGCAGTACATGGCCGCGATCCGCTACAACCTCGCGTGCTATATCGCGCCGTCGTATCAGCTTGATCCGCAGCCGGCGCTCGTACGCCTCGCGATGAACGCGAAGCGCGTCGTCAAGCGCATGAACGTTCAGATCAAGGCGATGAGCATGCCGCGCGGGCTCGCGACGAAGCAGCGGTACAACATCTATAGCGACAGGCCGTACTAATGCGCGTCCCCCTGACCATCGGCGCGTATGCCGCGAAGAGCCTGATCGCTGAGGCGCAGCGCTGCGTGAACCTGTACGGCGAGCAGAACCCGCAGGATGCGCCGGTTCCGTTCACGTACTACCCGACGCCGGGTCTTACCCTTGTGTCGACGCCTCCGGTCGCGGCTGAATCGCGTGGCATCTATACGGCGTCGAATGGCAAGCGCTATGAAGTGGTGGGGCAGAACGTCTATTACGTAGACGCGTCGAACAATTACACATCTCTCGGAACGCTCGCATCCATCAGCGGGCCCGTTTCGATGGTCGACAACGGGACATCGATGTTCATCGTGGATGGAACCGCGACTGGCTTCACGGTCGCGATTGCCACGAACACGATGACGCAGTGCACCGATCCGGCGTTCTACGGTGCAGACAAGGTGGATTTCGTCGACGGCTACTTTGTCTTCAACAAGCCCGGCACGCCGCAGTTCTACATCTCGCGATCCAACGACATCACATTCGATCCACTCGACATCGCGTCGAAGTCGACGTACTCGGACGATCTCGTGACGCTGGCGGTGATGCACCGCGAGATCTGGCTGTTTGGTGCGCTCACTACGGAGGTGTGGTTCAACACAGGTGCCTCCGACTTCACGTTCGGCCGCATGCCCGGCGTCTTCATCGAGCACGGCTGCGCGGCGAAACACTCGGTCGCGAAGATCGATCTCGCGCTTTTCTGGCTTGGGCGCGACCTGCAGGGGCAAGGCGTCGTTTTCGCGGGCCGGAACTACCAGGCCGAACGCATCTCCACGCATGCGCTCGAGCAGGCGATCAGCGCATACAGCCGTATCGACGACGCGATCGGTTTCTCGTATCTGCAGGGCGGCCACGCATTCTATGTTCTGACGTTCCCGACCGCCAACGCGACGTGGTGCTTCGACGTGACGACCGGGCAATGGCACCAGCGCGCATATCTCGAGGCCGATGGTTCGCAAAGCCGCCACCGCATGAATTGTCACTCGTTCGACAACGGCCGGAATCTGGTCGGCGACTGGCAGACGGGCCTTGTGTACGAGCTCGACCCGAACGCATATACGGACAACGGGTCGCCGATCGAGTGCATCCGGTCTTTCCCGCACATTCTCGGCGCTGACGGCAACCGCGTGATGTTCCGTCAGTTCATCGCGGATATGGAAGTTGGCGCAGGCATGCCCAATGACGCCACCGATCCGCTCGTCAGCCTGCGATGGAGCGATGACCGCGGCGCGACGTGGGGCAATCCGGTGACGGCGACGATGGGGCGCCGCGGCGAGTTTCGCACGTCGATTCAGTTCCAGCGTCTCGGATACGCGCGTGATCGAGTGTTTGAGCTCTCGTGGTCGGCGCCGATCAGGACCGCACTGAATGGCGCATGGGTGGACGTTTCGAGGGCTCGCACATGAGCACGGCCACGAACGCAAATATGCCGAATCCGGGCACGCCGGTTGTCGGCCCGGATGGCCGTTTGGCTCCCGAGTGGTTCGCATTCTTCCTGTCGCTGCTGTCGCGTACTGGCGGCCAAGGTCAGCCTGTCGACATCGGAAGCCTGCAGAAGCAGGTGAATTTGCAGGCAGGACAGATCAACGATCTGTTCTTCCTCGAGAACAGCGCCGCATCTGGCGCGATCACGGCAGCATTGTTCCGCCGCGTCGTCGCGCTCGAAGCAATGGTGCAGAGCATCGTGCCAGTGCAGCCGCGCGCAGCACAGACGCTTCCCGATCCCGTCGCCATGCCCGCGCGCGTGTCGGCAACCCTTCCTGATCCCGTGAGCGTCCCGCAGCGCACATCGGACGATCTCCGCAAACTTATCGAGGCTCGCAAATGAGCGTGAACTGGAAGACCCTTTATCAAGGCGTGCTCACCGGCACTGCTGCGGCCGTATATGCGCCTGGCGCTGCCCTCCAGGGTGCCGCGCATACGGTGAATCTTTGGAACCCGACAGCCGCCGCCGTTACGGTCAATTTCTACCTCGTGCCGAACGGCGGAAGCGCCACGGACGCAACGCGCATCCATCGCGTATCAGTGCCGGCAACGTCCCCGCTTTCGGTCCCCGAGGTGATCAATACGAAGGTCGTGAACCCGTCTTCGCTGTATGCGGATGGAAACGGCGTGACGCTGACGATCACGGGCGCGGAGGCGACGGCATCGTGAAAATCGCAATCGAGACGTTCACCCGCGAACTCGCCACTGAAATCGTTCCGCTCGGTCAACAGAGCTGGGACGAGTGTTCTGAAATCAAGAAGGACACGTGCGCGTATCACGGTCAGCGCGGCCTTGCGATCGATCCGGACATCGACCAGTACCTCTACCTGGCTAATCATCAATCGCTGATCGCCTTCACCCTGCGCGACGATGAATGCGGTCTGCATGGATATGCCCTGGCGATCCTCTATCGAAGCCTGCACCTGAAGACCGAACTGTGCGGGAACGTCGATACGTTCTTCGTGCAGCCAGATCATCGTCGCTCGATGCCGCGCCTCATGTCGAAGATCGAAGACACGCTTCGCGAGCGCGGCGTCAGCATCATTGGCTGGCCGGTCACGATGACTGGTGGCCTGTTTGAGATTCTCAAGCGCCGCGGCTATATCGCCGACGACGTGGTGATGGAACTCAAGCTCAAAGATTTGCCGGGAGGTGAAGCATGTGCGTAGCTGCTGCAATTGCGGGCGCCGGAGTAGTTGGGAGCGTTGCCTCTGGCGTTATCGGCGCGAATGCCGCTGGCGATGCCGCCCAGACCCAGGCCGATGCGGCGAATAACGCGGCCGCGCTCCAAAATCAGCAGTGGCAGCAGACCCAGAAGAACCTGCAGCCATACATGGATTTGGGGGCGTCCTACATCAATCCGCTGAAGGACGCATTGTCGAACCCCATGCTGACGCAGCAGTTCAGCTATGGCGATTTCAATGCGCCGACCGCCGATCAAGCTGCCGCGACGCCGGGCTATCAGTTCACCCTCGACCAAGGCCTGAAATCCGTGCAGAACGGTGCGGCCGCGCGTGGGCTCGGGTCGTCTGGTGCGGCAATGAAGGGGGCTGCGAATTACGCGACGGGGCTTGCCAATTCGACGTACAACGATGTCTTCAATCGCGCGCTGAACACGTACAACACGAATCTCGGGAAGGCGCAGAGCACGTTCCAGACTAACTACAACAGCGCCGCGAACAATGTAAACCGCTTGCTGGGCGTTGTCGGCAATGGCCAGAACGCGGCCGCGACGAATGGCTCACTCGGGGCGGCGGCCGTCGGTAACATCGGCAACACGTTGACCAGTGGAGCGAATGCGCAGGCTTCCGGCATTGTTGGTGGAGCGAATGCTCTCTCGGGTGCCCTGGGTAGCCTCGGCAGCGGTGCGATGACATACGGGCTGCTTAACAACAACGCACTGGCGAGCGCGACCGCCGCTAACCCGACGTATGGGACCACGGCCGCCGGCAACCCGATCTACTTCCAGGTGTGACGATGCCGCTCGATCCTTCGATTCCGCTCCAGGTCAAGACGTCCGAGTTCAATCCGCTGCAGCAGGCGCTGCAGGTCGCGCAGTTCCGATATATGAATGCGAACGGACAGGCGATGCAGCAGCAGCTTGATGCGAATCGAGCAGCGTCTGAGGCGTTCAAGCTTTCAACTGGAGCGGACGGAAACACGGACTACAACAAGTTCCGGTCGATCATGGCGTCGGGCGCGGGCGCATACAACCTGCCTCAAATCAACAATTCGATCCTTGATGCGCAGCAGAAGCAGGCGACGTTGACGGGAACGAATCTGGACCAGGCGATGAAGACGCAGAGTGCGCTGCGCCAGGGGCTCGGCAGTCTGCTGACAAAGCCCGATCTGTCGCCGCAGGACGTGATGAATTTCGGCGTGACGCAATTACAAGCTGGATCGATTACGCCTCAGGTATTCCAAGCCGAAATGCAGTCGATGCCATCTGACCCGCAGGCGCTCCGCGGCTGGCTACAGCAGCACTATATGTCGGCGCTAAGCGGCGAGACGCAGCTGAACGCGATGATGCCGAAATACGCGCAGGTCAACACGGGCCCCGCGACGGTCGCGGTCAACCAGAATCCGCTCGCAGCCGGCGGCGGCGTCGGCACGGTCGGCTATACGGTGCAGAACGGCCTGTCACCCAGCGAGGCGCTCGCGCCCGGCCTCACGCTCAACCGGAACGGGCAGCCGACCACGTACACGAAAGGCCAGATGGCCGGCGGACAGGTTCCGCAGCAACCGGGCGGCGGCTATGCGACTGGAGCGCCTCTCGGTGCCGCCGACATCGCGAGTGGCGCGGGGACGCGCTATAACACGCTCGCCACAGCGGCTTCGCAGGCCAAACCGATGATGCAGACCTATGACCTCGCCAATCAGGCGTTGCAAGGGGCGATCACGGCCGGCAAGGGATCTTCGCCGATCGCTCAGGCCGGAGGTGTAATTCAGACGATCCTCGGAGCGCTGCCGGGGCAGAAGCCGACGGGAGATTCGGTAAAGGACTATCAACTCCTGACGAGCTACCTGAACAGCGCAGCCGACCAAGCGGCACAATCGCTCGGCCTGTCGGGCAGCGACGCTCGCGTGGCCGCAGCCAAGGCCGGACAGCCCGACCCGAACAACATGAACCTGCCGGCGCTTCAGGAATCGATCGCTCATGCGAAGGGCCTGCAACAAGCGCTGCTCGATCGCCAGCAGGCAACGACGGACTTCCTCGCGCAGAACGGCAACAACACGAGCCAGTTGCCGCAGTTCGAAGCGAAGTGGAACCAGTCGTTCAATCCGGACGTTTCCTACATCCGCTCGCTCGGTGATCCGGCTGCTCAACAGGCGGCCATGCAGAAGCTGAAGGCGGATGGCAAGTTGCAATCGTGGATGAAGGACTATCAGGCCATGAAGGCACTCGGGGCATTCTGATGGCAGACGTTCAGGGGTTCATCCAGCAATTCGGGCCGGTGGCCGCTGCCGTCAGCCAGCGCATCGGCGTCGCGCCTGACGTACTGCTCGGACAATGGGGACTTGAGACGGGATGGGGGAAGTCGATCATCCCCGGCACGAATAACCTCGGCAACATCAAGGGCCCGGGTGTCGCCGCAAAGGACAACCAGACTGGCTCCGTCGACCAGTATCGCGCTTACTCATCGCCGCTCGATTTCGGCAACGATTTCGTCAACCTGATCTCGAATCGGTATCAGAACGCGGTCGGAAAGGGCGCGGATGCGACGGCCTACGCAGGCGCGCTGAAGGCTGGCGGCTATGCCGAAGACCCGAAGTACGTCGGTAAGCTGTCCTCGGCCGTCGACATGGTGCGCAAGTTTGGCGACACGATCGCCTCGGCGCTGTCTGGCACGGCCAATGCGAGCGAGTTGACGCCGGCACAGATGGGCGGTCCGCCGGTGATCTCGGCGACCGGCCAGCGCCTGAATGGTCCGCAGGCTACGGCATCTCCGGTGCCGACCGCCGCTGCGCCCGCAGCATCGACGGGCGATCCGCTGCTCGACATGGCGCATGGGGTGATGGGCGGCACGACGAAACCTGCAGGTTCATCTCCGGCGCCTGCTGCGACTCCGGGCACCCCGCCGGCTGCCGATGCCGACCCGCTGATGGCGATGGCTGCCGGCGTCATGGCGGCGAAGGATCAGCCGAAGAAGGCTTCGCCCCCGGCCGCACCCCAGCCGAAACCGGCTGCGTCGAGCGCCCAAGCAACGCCGACGAACCTCATCGGCGCTGCCGTCGAGCCCCTGCTGACTGCGGCAACCGGTGCCATTGCAACGCCGGCCGGTTGGGCGACGCGCCTCGGCGCGGCACTGGCCGGTTCGTCGTTCGACCAGGCGAAGCAGGCTGGCGAAAGCGTCCAGAACGCGCTGACCTATCATCCGGTGACGGCCGGGGGCCAACAGGCGAATGCCGACATCGGGCGCGTCGCTGGCAATGCACTGAGCGCGATCGCCAACACCGCGCCCGTGAAGGCGCTCACGGACGCATATCAGCGCAACTTCGTGCAGGGGCAGTCGCCGATTATGGCGACGGTGAACGACATGGTGCCGGGCGTGACGGCGGCCGTGATTGCGCCGGAACTTGCCGGGCGCGCGACGAATCTCGTCAAGGCGATCGGACGCCCGGATGTGCCCCCGCCGACGCCAGGCAGCATCGAGCTTGCGAACCGCGGTGTCGGACCTGTGCCGCAGGGTTTGCCTGTCGCCCAGATGGATCGCTTGCCGGTCGCGCAGTCGTCGAACGATCTGGCGTTCATCCAGCGCCCGGGCGATATTCGCGTGGGTCAACCGATGGAGGCTGCGCCGACACAAGGGCTGACCGCCGCGCCGGTTGCGAACGACGCAGTCGGCCTCAATCGAATCGCGTCGAATGACGCCGCCGGTGCGCGCCCGAACCTGCCGCAAGCGCCGACGCCGCAACCTGTCGCGCGCGGCGCGCCCGCGAACGATGCAGCCGCTGCTGCACCGATTTCCGTACCCACCCCGGCGCCGGCCGAGATCCCCCGCTTCGACGCGGAGGCGCCGTCGACCGTCAAGTCGTCGCTCGCGCCGGCGCAGCAACAGCAGAATCTCGACCTGATGCGCGAGATCGGGCTGGACTCGACGCGGCCCAGCGCGATCAGCGGCGACAAGTTCTCGGCTGGTCAGGAATATCAACTCGCCAAGACCGATACGCCGCAAGGCGAAGTGCTGCGCGCGCAGTTCGACCGCGAACGTTCGGCGCTGCAGAACTACGCGCAGCAGATCTCGCAGGACACCGGCGCGCGCGGCGCGTCGCCGGAGGAGGTCGGCCAGATCATCCGGCAGCCGCTGCGCGACCTGAACGCGTACTACGACAACGCAGTGAGCGGCATCTATCAGGCGGCCGACCAGCGTGCGGCTGGAATCGCCGGCATCGATGCCGACGCGTTCAAGACGCTGATGGACACGAAGTCCAACTTCGCCGGGAAGGCCGAGAACGGCTCCCTCGGGCGCGGCATCAACGCGTATCTGCGCGAACAGGGACTGCGCAACGCCGATGGCACGTTCAATCCCATGACGGCCGAGCAGGCCGAAGGCGTACGCCAGTACATCAACAGCCAGTGGTCGCCCCAGAACTCCGGCCTGATTGGCAAGATCAAGGAATCGCTCGATACGGACGTGGCGAAGTCGGCCGGCGACGACGTGTACGCGCAGGCACGCGCGCTGCACGCGGAGCGGAAGAACCTGCTCGACAACCCGAACGGGATCTCATCGCTGCTCAACGAACAGGGACCGAACGGCATCAACCAGGCGATCCCCGATGAGAAGGTCGGCCAGAAGCTGATGTCGATGCCGGTCGGCCAGCTGCGCCATATCGTCGATACGCTGAATAATGCGCCGGCTGAACTGCAGCCGGTCGCGCAGCAAGCGCTGTCGGAAATACGCGGCGTATTCGCCGACGGCGTGCGAAATGCCGGTCAGGGCGCGGAATGGAATGCAGCGAAGGTCACGAAGATGCTAAACGATCAGCGCTCACGCATGGGGCTGCTGTTCGATGACACGCAGATGGGACAGTTCCGGACGCTAAATGACGCTGGCCATGTGCTGCAGAAGCCTACGGCCTATCCGGGCGCGGCCGCGCAGGGCCACAACCTACTGCAGCGCGCGGTGATTTGGGCGCCGACTGCGGCGACGACTGGGGCAGCATCCGCGCTGTTCGGGCCGCTCGGTGCTGCAGTGACCGCGCCAGCCGGCGCCGCGCTCACGCGCAAGGCAACGCAGTTCGTGAACGAGCGCGCGGCGAACAAGCTACTTGAGTCGTTTTCGAAGCCACAGATCGATTGGCAGAAGTAACGGGAAGAAAAACATCATGAAGACGTACCGCTTCCACGTCATCGCCATCGGCTGCGGAATCAGCTTTCCGTGCCGCGCGCGAGCCTCATCGATCTCGAATGCGGCGCCGCGCGGCCGCTTCGAATACTCGAGCACCACTCGGCCGCCCCGGTCCAGCACCTGAAAACGCATCGCCACGATTGACTCTCCGAACCCCGCCCAGTGCGGGGTTTTTCAATTATAGGCCCCTCTTAGCAGGGGCCTTTTTGTTTTGAGGTGGCAATGGCCTCTATCCTTCCGAATGGGAAAAACCAGTTCATTGATCAGAACGGAAAGCCGCTCGTCAACGGGACTGTCACGTTCTATCTACCCGGTACCACGACGAAGAAGGACACATACCAAGACGCAGCCCTGACGCAGCCGAATACGAACCCTGTCGTGCTCGATTCGAAAGGTCAGGCGACAATCTGGGGAAATGGCTCGTATCGGCAAGTCACACAAGACGCACTCGGTGTTGTGATCTGGGATCAGGTCGTATCCGCTGCCGTCTCGTCAGATTCGTTGGCGGGGAGTACGGGATCGTCTCTCATTGGCACTCCGGACGGTAGCACCCTAGCGAATACGCTGTTGCTCGGCCTGAATCGAGTCGTCGACTCCATCGCAGCGCTTCGGGCGACAAACCACACGTTCTTTTCCCGCGCGTTCGTCACTGGGTATTACGCCCCGCATGATGGTGGCGGCGGCGCATATCAGTACGACTCCAACGACACATCAAGCGCCGACAACGGCGGCACGATCATCGTTGCGAATGATGGCGCACGTTGGAAGCTTCAGGAAATTCATACCGTCACTCTCAGCCAGTTCGGTGCGCGCGGGGACTCGACGGGAAAGAACGGGACCGGCACTGACGATACGACGGCGATTCAGGCTGCCTTTACATGGGCTCAGACGGCCGGGTACGATCTTTTCATCCCTGCAGGCAAGGTCTTCCGCACGACGCAACCCCTTTCCATTCTCGCGCCCATGTGCCTGCGCGGCATCACCGCGAATCCGTCCAATCCTGGCGGCACTGCGCTTGGTGGTGGTTCTTGGCTCTATTTCAATCACGCTGGGAAGGGCATCCAAGCTCTGGCGACGAACGGCTCATACAAGGGGCTGACGCTCTCCGGCTTCGGCATCGTTCGAGATCAGCCGACCATCGCACCCGGGTGGACGCCGAACAACAATGACTTCGATTTCTACTCGAACCAGATCGACGACATCACGATCGAGGACGTGCTGTTCCTGAACCCGACTCAGGGCATCTACATCAATCAGACGAACAACGGTCGCGCGAACTTCTACAAGCTGCGCATGCAGCCGATGAAGGTCGGGATTCAGGTCGACGGCATGTATGACGTGATGCGGATGGAGAACATCCAATTCTGGTCGTTCTGGTCGATCAACGACACGAACGTGCCGAACTACACGCGGGCGAATATGGACTGCATCCGCCTGTATCGCGTCGACAATCCGATCCTCTCGAATATCTTCGGCATCCATTGCTATTCGCTGATCCGGGTCGCGCAAAGTGCGGTCGGCACGGTCGCGAAATTGCACGGCACGAACATCGATGCCGATCAGGCGAAGTTCGGCATCTGGTACGACAGCTCCGTGACGAACGGCAGCTCCGCGCAGATCGCCAATTTCACGTATCAGGGGACGACGCCGCCTGTTACTGGCTCCGAAGCGCTCTATATCGCGGGCGCCGGCGTGCAGGCCGAATTCAATGGGTTCAGCGCTATTTCGATGGGGCGCTCGGCAATCGACGTGAACGGCTCGAACTCGACGGTACGCGTTTCGAATTTCCGCGCGCAGATCTACGACCAGGACAGCGGGGCGAATGTCCCGGCCGTCCAGTGCGCAACCGGCAACCGCGTATTCATCGAGGGATGGCCGGACATCGGGGCCGATGGCGGCACGGGGGGCCGCTATTCCGAAAACGGCACGATCAGTGTCGATGAGTGGCGCGCCTATACGTCGACGCTCAGTGCGAGCTCCGGAACGATCACGACTCCCGGCACCGTCCAGGCTTTCTACAAGCAGTTCAACAACTCGGTCCGGCTGCGACTGCTCGCGAACATCACCACCAACGGGACAGGCGCCGGATCGGTGCGCGCAACACTTCCTACCTGGTATTCGCCCCCGAGCAATTTTTCCGGCGCCGGGAAAGAGCGGGCGAATGGGAAAACGATCTCGATCGACGTCCAGGCGGGGCAGTCATTCATGAACATCGTCAACTACGACAACACGTATCCCGGCTCGAACGGGTGCCAGCTCGTCGGGGAAGTCAGCTGCACGATCACGGAGGCCTAAAGGCATGAAAAAAGAAATCGTCGCCAATGCGGCAAGTGCGGTTGCTAACGCAACGTCGCCGATCGCGGTTCCGACAGGGGGAGTCGTTACGTGGTGGACGTGGCTGACAGGGCACGACATTTCATGGTTCGTGGGCGTGCTGACGATCGTGGTGCTGTTGCTGCAGATCCGCGATCGACTGTTCCCGCGGAAAGTTCAGGGAGGGGCGCAATGAATATCCGCCTTGTCGATGACTGGAAGCAGGCATGGAAGTGGTCGGAGATGCGCCTCATGCTGCTGTTGAGCGCGCTGCTCGCCGCGGCGCCGCACCTCGCGCAGATGCTGGCCGACAACTGGCCGGCCGTCTATCCGTATGTGCAGACGTACTTCCCGCAGATCCCGCAGACGTTCTGGCCTGCGGCCGGCGTCGCGCTCGCGATGATCGCCCGGGTGATCGAGTTCACGGCGAAGGGAGGGGGTGATGGGGCTCAGTGATCTCTTCCGCGCGATCTTCTCGCTGTTCGGGCGCGCGGCGCCCACTGCACCGGCGCAAGCCTCTGTTCCATCTTCCGCACCCACTGTTCCGGTTTCCGCGGCGAGTGGAACGGAAATCGGCACTTCTGTACCGCAAAACGTTCCAGTCGCGCCGACTGCCGCGGCGGCGCCGGCCGTCGCCTCGGTGGTTCCGGTTCCTATAGTGCCGCCGCGCGCGGCCGCGCAAATGGCCGATATCTCGACGCCGGCCGGATTCATCGCCGCGATCGCGCCGGCGGCGCAGGCGTGCGCCAAGCGCACCGGCGTGCCGGCCAGCGTCACCGTCGCGCAGGCCGCACTCGAATCGAGCTGGGGGCGCCGCGCGCCGGGCATGAACCTGTTCGGCATCAAGGCTGACGCGTCGTGGCGCGGCCCGGTGACGTCGCAGGTCACGCATGAGGTCGTGGATGGCGAGACGATCACGATCACCGCGCGCTTTCGCGCATACAGCGACTGGCAGGGCAGCATCAACGATCACGCGGCATTCCTCACCGGCAATCCGCGCTACCGGCCGGCGTTCGCGTTCAAGGATGGCCCGAGCTTCGCGCGCGCGATCGCGAAGGCCGGCTACGCCACCGATCCGCTGTATGCCGACAAGCTGATCGCCATCATGAGCACGCGCGGGCTCGGCGCGCTCGACCATCCGGAGGCATGACCATGACCTTGATCGTTTCCTTCCTCATGGCGCATCTCGGCGCCATTCTCGGCGCACTGGTTGGCGCCGGCGGCGTCCTCTACGGCATGTTCCGCCACCAGCAGGCCGCGACGGCCACGGCCAAGGCGGCGGCGCAGGTCGCTCAGGCCCAGGCTACCGTCGACGCTGGGAATGCCGCGGCAGCGCAGGTCGGCCAGCAGGCGATGGCGGCGGCAGCGGGCGCGCAACAGCAGGCGGCGGCGACGCCCGATTCCGACCTCGACGCGCGACTTGCCGACATTGGCGCGCTGCGGAAGGACTGACCATGCGCACGATGATCGCCGCGGCCGCGCTGCTCGCCGGCTGCCAGACCTGTCCGCCGGTGCCGCCGGCGCGCGTTATCGATACCGCATGCACCTGGGTAATGCCGCTTACTGCCTCGACAGCTGATACTCCGGAGACGAAGCGCGAGATCCTCGCCTATGAGCTCGCTCGGCAGAAGAACTGCAAAAAGTAGACAGAAACGTGGAACGGGATCTGAAAAACGCCGGGTAATCAATGGCCGATTCGGCGTATGAATTCCACACTATCGGCTCGAATCCTTATCCAGCAAGGGTTGACCACTAAGATTGTGATTCCTGTCGTCGTGGGTTCGAGTCCCATCAGCCACCCCACCGAATGCATTAACAAAACAGGCGCCTAGGCGCCTGTTTTGCTTTGCGGGAGGTAATCAGGCGCAATAGCGTCGATTCGAGCCTCGTCGTCCCCCTCCAGAGCGTTCTGCTCGCCATCCATCCATTTTGCGCATCCAGTCGGGAACAACTCGGTGTCGTGCTTGAGCTGTATCGCTCACACGAGCGGGTCATTCCGGCCAACGGTATCGCGATCGCGTAGACATGCCGAGTGTCGTACTTCGTGCAGTCGAAAATTGCGGTGCCGGGAATCCGAGTGAATGAACGCAGCCGCGCCAATGCGCCGAAAGGAGCGGGCGGTCAAATTTCCGGTTGCGTTTTGCGCGCGCTATTGGCGGAGCGGCGTTCTACGGTAAATTGATGGGCTCCACAGGATTTGGAATTCGAGGCTTCTCGGGGAATCCATGCGGTCAAAGAGTAAACCCGTTGCCCAGACAACGGAACGGCAAACCGATTCAAGGCCAAAGATTACGGTCATGACGACTCTCAGGGTGGTGAGGGCGTCGTTTTATCTGCTGGCTGGAGTCGCGCCGGCGATGCCCCTGCTGATCTTGTCGTGGCTTGTGTTTATCCATTTTTTGCTGGATTGGACCGTGGATTGGCCTATAGCGTGGTCTTTTCTTTTTTCCACCGCAGGTGGCATCGGCTTGCTTCTCGCAACTTGCGTTTTGCCGCAAAAGGCGCGAATCAAACACGTTGCGGGAGTCAGCGTTCTATTGATCTGCGGGAGCGTCGTCAGCTTGCCGTCGGCCATTGCCTCGTTCGAAAAAATCATCGATAACCACCGAATCGGTTATCACATGCATCCGGTGGATTTTGGTGACTTTGCCCTCATCGCGTGCAACGTCGTGGCGATCGTGTATCAGCTGGAGGTGTTTGCAGCACTGCTTGTAAGACGCTTGGCCAGGGTTCCCGCCCGATAG